GGTGCTGTGCATCTAGCCCGCACCATGCCACCACCACGCGCCCCGCTCGTGGTGGTCTGATCNNCGAAAAGTTCAAGATCANGGGNGNNACCTACACCCGCTGTTCTGGACTTTTTTTTTGCGGCAAAACGGACGGTTTCCTGGCTGATCTTCGCTGATCTTCGCCGATAGTTCGTGATCGTTCATTGATTCCCTGCGGATCTCGCCGATTTTCGTTGGGGGGCTATGCATTGAGCCGTTCTTGGAACGGCGGCAGTACCCGCGCNTGGCGCGAGCTTCGCCGTCGCGTACTGCACGCCAACTTGGAGCAGAACCGGGGCCGCTGCCGACTCAATGTCGGCGCTCACTGCCCGCGCCATAACCGCCCGTGCCGTGACGTGTGCACCGGCACCGCCACGCAGGTGCATCACACGCGAGGCAAGGCGTATGGCGACGACATCCGACACCTGGTCGCGGTGTGCCGCGCGTGCAACCTGCACGTCGGCAACCCTGCCCGCTTCAACCCTCAGCCCCAACCACGTTCGCGATGGTGAAGGAGTAACAGTGCCTGTGTTGGACCGTCTCGCGGCGTGGAGTCGGCGGGTAAGTGGTGGCCGGTATCCGGCCCCACGCAACGACTTGTTCTCGGTGTCCGATCCGCAGCNNGCTGCGGATCTTCCAGATCGGTCCGCCCAATTTTTCCGGTGTCGACATCAACGAGTCGACGGCCATGTCGCTGTCTGCCGTCTACCGGGCGGTCGCCCTGATCGCCGGCACGATCGGGACGCTGCCGCTGCGAACGCTGCGGGATGACCCGGTGACGGGCCAGCGTCAGCGGTATCAGTCGGTGTTCGATGACCCGGGAGGCCCTGATGGGCCTACCCCGATGTCGTGGAAAGAGACGACGGTTGCGCACCTGCTACTGCACGGCAACGCGTATCTGCGCAAGGTATACGGCGGCGCCGGTCAGCTGATCGCCTTGGAGCACATCCACCCGATGTGTGTGACGCCGCGCTACCCGCGGCCGGGTGAGGACGACTACGAGATTCACAAGAAGCACTTCTACGTGACGCTGCTCGACGGCACGACGATGGACCTGACATCAGATCAGGTCGTGCACATCATGGGCCTGTCTCTCGACGGTGTGGCGGGCATGTCGTGTATCACGATGGCCCGTAACGGTTTGGGTACGGCGCTCGCGGGTGACCGNGCGGCGGCGANAATGTTCAACTCNGGTGCGCTGATCTCNGGCATGGTCACGTCGGAGGATGACACCGACGAAGACGAAGCCACGATCATCCAGGCCTCGCTGGACCGTAGCGCGAACGGTTGGGAGAACGCCGGCCGTATCCCGTTCGTCAACCGGAAGCTCAAGTTCACGCCGTGGACCATGTCAGCGCAGGACGCCCAGTTCCTTGAGTCGCGCGCATTCCAGATTGAGGAGATTGCGCGTTGGTTCGGTGTCCCGCCGCATCTGTTGATGCAGACCGATAAGCAAACGTCGTGGGGTACGGGNGTCGAGGAGCAGAACCTTGGCTTGGCCCGGTTCAACCTGAACGGCTGGACCTGCCGGATCGAGCAGCCGCTAAGCCGACTGCTGCCGGGTCCGCGGTGGGTGGAGTTCGATTTCGCCGGCCTTGAGAGGCCGACGCCTGAAGACGAAATCAACCTGCTCATCTCGCAGGTCCAGGCCGGCATCCTCACTGTCGACGAAGCCCGGGCTATTCGTAACCTGCCGCCGATCCAGCCGAAGCCTGAGACGGCCGCTGACCCGGCCGTCTCGCCTGAACCAGAAGTGGTGCCAGCATGACCCGCCTTGACACTCTCGTCGCGCTCGCCAACCGGGCGCAGGCGTACGCGCCGAAGGTTACCCACGCGGGTAACCTCGCCGGCTCTTGGTACCGGATCGTCAACGCTGCCAACGATTCCGCCGACGTCATGATCTACGACGAGATCGGCGGGTACGGCATCACCGCCTCGGCCTTCGTCGCCGAACTGAACGCGGTCACCGCGAAAACGGTCAACGTGCACATCAACTCGCCCGGCGGGTCGGTGTTCGACGGCATCGCCATCCACGCCGCGCTCGTCAACCACAAGGCGACGGTTAACACGGTGGTCGACGGGATCGCCGCGAGCGCGGCCAGCTTCATCATGCAGGCCGGCGACACGCGCTCGATGGAAAAGCCGGGCACCGTCATGATCCACGACGCGNNCGGNCTGGTGCTCGGCAACGCCGCGGACATGCGCGAGATGGCGGATCTGCTCGATCAGATGAGCGACACGATCGCGCAGATCTACGCCGACCGCGCCGGCGGCACGGTGGCCGACTTCCGGGCACTGATGCAGGCGGAAACCTGGTTCACGTCCAGCCAAGCCGTCGCGGCCGGGCTGGCGGACAGCGTTCTGAACGACAACGCGCCGGCCCCTGAGGACCGGCGCTCACAACTGATCCGGGCGCGTGCTCGGGCACAAGCCCTGAGAGGGTGAAAGTGGAAACGACCGAAATTCTGGCCAGCCTCCAAGGCATTCTGGACGCATCCGAAGGCCGCAGCCTCACCGATGACGAGGCCACCAGGTACGAGACGCTAGAGGCGTCGCTGAAGGGTGCGCAGCGCAGCGAGCAGATCCGTGCCCGGCAGGCCGCTTACACGTCGCCAGCGCCCGGTCAGGCCGTCTACGTCGGCCCGGCGAAGGTTGACAACGGGCTAGAGAAGGCGTTTGAAAACTACCTGCGTACCGGCAAGGAGAACGCCGACATCCAGCAACTGCGCAACGCGCAGTCCGAGGGCACGACCACGGCCGGCGGGTTCATGGTGCCGCCCGGTTTCCGTCAGAAGCTCGTCGAGGTTCAGAAGGCGTTCGGTGGCCTCGCCGCGGACGTGGACAGTTTCGACACNGGCAACGGCGCACCCGTGCAGTACCCGTCGGTGGATGACACGTCCAACGTCGGCCAGATCACGGCCGAAGGTTCGGCGGTGTCGGGTGGCGCGGATATGACGTTCGGCACGATCACGCTGGGTGCATTCAAGTACACCAGTTCGGGCGCCAGCAATGCGCCGCTGAAGGTGTCGGTCGAACTGTTGCAGGATGCCGCGTTCGACGTGGCCGGCCTGATCGCCCGGAAGATGGGCGAGCGGATCGCACGCAAGCAGGCAACCGACTGGGTCAACGGCGCCGGCACCACGCTGCCGTTCGGTATCGCCCGCACCGGCCTGACCGCCGACGCCACGCTCGCCGCAGGCAACGCAATCACGTACGCGCAGCTGCTCGCGATCGAAACCGCGCTCGACCCGGCGTACGAGCAGAACGCGAAGTGGTACATGTCGAAGGCTTCGTGGCAGAACGTGCGCGGTGTGCTCGACTCGACGGGCCGTCCGCTGATCAACGGTCAGGACATGGGTATCGGTGTGGATGGCCGCCCAGCGCGGAACCTGCTCGGCTACCCGGTGGTGTTGGACCAGTCGTTCTCCGCGAACACGGTCCTGTCGGGCCGGTGGGCTGTCCTCGGTGATGTGCGTGAGGCGTACGTGATCCGGCGCGTGACCGATGTCGCGCTCGTGGTTAACCCGTACAGCTCGGCGTCGTCGGGTCAGGTCGAGTTCACGGCGTGGCAGCGTGCGGACGGCAACGTGCAGAACCGTAAGGCGTACAGCCTTGCCGGATCGGCTTCGAGCTGATGGCTGACAAGAGGCGCACCGTCGCCGAGCTTGAGGCGCGCCGCCAAGCACTGATGGCGGAGCTGCGGGAGCTGGCGGAGGAAATCAACCAGCGGGCGGGCGAGGAAGACGCCGCGTTCCGCAAGACCGCACGCAAGTAGTGGAAGGGGGCAGTGATGGTCTGGCGACCAGATTATGCAACCACGGCGCAGGTGAAAGCCTTCTTGGGCATCACCGACTCTGTGGACGACACGGAGATTGCTAGTGCCATCACTGCCGCTTCCCGCACGATCGACCGTGCCACGTCCCGCCAGTTCGGCAAGTCCGACACGGCTACGGCGCGCTCGTACAACGCCGTGTGGGATCGGCACCGGCCGACCCCAGCGTGGGTCGTGATGATCGATGACCTGTTCGACGCGACCGGCCTGGTTGTGACGATCGGCGGGGTCACGGTCACCGCGGCGAACTACACGCTGGAAGAGGTCAACGCGCTCGCCGACGGCAGGGTCTACACGTCGCTGGTGTTCGGTGCGTCCGCTGAGGCGAAGCCGTCAGTGTCTGCGCCGCGCGTGGACATGACCACCGACAAGTGGGGTTGGCCGGCGGTACCGGTCACGATCCTCAGCGCGTGCAAGCTGCAGACTGGCCGGTTCCACAAGCGTAAGGACGCGCTGTTCGGTGTGGCCGGCTCGCCACAGGACGGGTCTGAGGTTCGGCTACTCGCGCAGATCGACCCGGACGTGCGGGTGATGCTGTCGGACTACGTACGCCGGTGGGGTGCTGTCTGATGGATCTCTCTGCGGTGATGGATGAGATCGCCGACCAGCTCGACACCATCGTGGGTCTGCGTGTCGTCGCGTATCCGGACGGGCAAGTCAACCCGCCCTGCGCCATCGTCGCCATGCCGTCGTCGCTGGACTTCGACGAAACCTACGGGCGGGGCTCAGACCGTCTCACCCTGCCGGTGGTGGTGCTGGTATCCGGCACGGTCCCGCGGGCCGCGAGGGACGCTCTGGGCGCCTACTGCGA